CACAGGCAAAATGCCTTGTATGGCACGCACCCATTGGGTGTGCGCCACACAAGGGGACCATCATAGGGCAGTCTATTCTGCCTCGATGGTCGAATAAGGGATACCTTCATCCATTGGATGAACGTCAAACCCTTGATCGAGATTCCGAAGCATACTCTGTAACTCCCCATCCACCAGGATGTGAAGAGAGTTGAGTAGCACAGAATCGGACTCGATAAAGTCCACGTAGTCAGAACGTGGCACAAGCGGGCGCGCACGGCGTCGGTCTTCAGCTAGACGCGCACAGGCTCTTCTGTAGAGCCGTGCGGCATGTGAAGCCGATCGGTAAATACTTTCCGGAGTCGGGGTCGAAAGAGCCTCGAGATCCGTTAGATACCGAACCACTACACCTTGCATACAGTATTGGTCAATGACCTTACTGAGTGCCACACATGGAAGGGACTCATTTCTGAGTCCAATCCGGTGTGTTTCGGTGAGTGGTGCCAGCCGGCCCTTGTCATCATGGGAAGTTTTCCATGATGACAGGGCATCCCGACAGATTGTTGTGAGTTCTGCGTAGTCTGTGGCAATTGCCCCAGACATCCAGCAGGATCGGATTCGGGCGATCTCAATTGAGAATCGCACGACATCGGACCGGAACCCACGCAAATCTGAATAGGCCTGGAGGGAATTGATCGAAGTTCGATCAAGACCATACCGGAGACCTTTCGGGTGCGGCCAGCCCAGTCCTCCCACCACAGTTGGTAGGTAGACTGGTAATCCCGCTTTGAGGAGAATTACCCGCAGTGAATTAGTCACGCTGTGCGCAATTGAGCACAGCGGTCTGAACAACTGGGGACGGGCGGCGTTCAGAGCTGTCGCCAGTCGGTTGCCAACATTGGCCCACGGCTGGTCGCGTCTGTCCGCCCGTGTGTGTGCGTAGTCTGCCGGGGATACTATCCCCCGCAGATGCTCCGCACCCACTAATTCTAACGAGTCCCCTTGCACGACACCAATTTCCTCGGCGACGAGGATAAAGGCGCCGTCTGCCCAAGGCTGCAAGTAATGCTTGCCCTTGGACAGTTTGGCATTGCACGCCTCTACGAAAATTTCGTAAAGGACGGCAACGGCAAAGGGACACGCTGCGCAGAGATCGTCCCCGACGATACAACAAAGATCATTGAACTTTGTGTACCGGGGAAATGTGAAGGGGTTTAAACCCTTTGAACCGAGGATCTCTAGCGCCCTCTTTATAAGACAAGCGGTCTTAGCCTCCGATGTGAGGCCAATCCGCATTAATCGCTCCCCTCCTGGAACTTCCAGGAGTTCCCGCCTCGTCGAGTTCGTGTACCACATGGCCCACGCGCATCGAAATAAGCTGAGATTCACCAAATTCAGGTGGAACCAGCTAGGGGCGGTTCCCATCATATTCCCACAAGTAGTGGTGACCACACCTACACCCTTCAATTGAGGGGGGTAGTGCAGGATTTGCGGTCCCGAGAGGGACCGCCATGCGAACCAATTGGCGCATGTCCTGTCAGACTCAGAGAGATTGCTCTCAATTGAGTCGTTAATGGTCTCCACTATATCGTGAGGAAAACGATCTGTAGCCGCCGTGAGGTCACTGCTAAGAGCAACCCACGGGCCAAGGCACTTCTCTCGGTCAGCAGGCAATCGCAGCTGGCGGAGGAAATCCGTGACTCCATTCTCCCTGATGCCCCAACGTGTGGGCGTCTTGGTGAGGACGTTACGGTACAGAACCTTTCTCACGATGTGAGCCATCGCCTGTAAACAAGCGGGCGCGGACGTGATAACGCGGGTTTTGAAACCGCCACGATCCGGCACAGCGACGACATTGTGCTCGGGCACCTTTCGAAACGCAGATTGCGGTTCACTGGTACCGGGAACACATCCGAATTCACAAGAGCGCATCGATAGATGCGTGAACTTGAGAACTCGGCGTACGTCGCCTGGCTCACCATCGATCCAACCTAAGCAGAGGTCAGTGTAACCCTCTTCCTCAATTGGGGAATGGATTAAGATATCATTCAGGTCACGACATGCGACCTGATGATTGAACCTCCACAGGATGGATCGGATATGAGCAGCTGCTCCCCCCTGTCGACGCGAGCTTTCATAGCAAGCGCTATTCGACAACGTCACACCTGGACCGCTGATGTCGGGAACCGCATTTGCAGTTACCTTCACAGTGATCTGCCTGACCCGCGACAAAATTGTCGGGGGGCAGGAGACTGTCCGAGTCACCTCATTGAGGTGAGCCGCCAAGGCGGCATGTGACGCGTCAGGGCCTCCGGCTGGAAATGCTCTCGACATTCGAGAGAGCCGGATGAAGCACCGACTAGAGTTGGCCTTACGGGATATGGATCCTCTAAAGAGCCACTCAGGGGAAAAGCGACCCTCCCGAACCCATGGACAATTGCCCATAGGATCAGGCGGTTCGCCGAGCTGCTCGAGTCCCGCATAGTAGCGGCAATGGTTCGCCAGACTCTTCAATCGAGTCGCGACGAACTGTTCACCGCTACCCACGTACGTCCTCATCACCCACCTCCAAAGTTGGAGGATGGGCTTCGTTGCCAAAATGTTGGCACCGTTGACCCGAAGTCCAAATTGGACTTTTGGCCAAGCGAGGGTGTAAGCTGCACCTATCGAATTAACGATCTGTGCAACACGTGGGCGGGACTCAGGGGGTATGTTGGGAATACGAAAGGATAACTCCTTTTGTACGAGCGAAATGTGACGCGCCACATTGGCGCGCTTGATCACATTCCGCGGGGAGCGATCAGAAGTCTTATTCTGACCGTACAGAGCAGGGCATCTCCTGATGAAGGAGATTGTCCCACCCTGATTCAGGGCTGTACTATTGACAATTGGGATATATATCATATAATCCATTATTACAATGTATTAATCGATTATAGTATATCTCAATCGCCTACAG